TGACCGGTCAGACGACTTGGGAAGTTCTGGAGAAGGCCGCCCGCCAGCGTTCGATCGTGCTCGGCGTAGATCCCAAGGTCGGTAATGCATTCTGGGGCACTCAGCCGGGCTACGTCGAAGGCGACGGTCAGGTGGAGGAAGGGGTCAACATGCTGGAAGGGCGTGAGACCATTTCCATGGAGTTCGGTAGCGGCGCCTTTCTAACGATGGCGCAGAACGCTCCCACGCCAAAGTCCTGGGGACCGGCAGTCACGAGTGCGCCGCTTGGCAATATGATGAGCGGCTTTGCCCAATCGATGGGAGTTGGCTCCGGTCCGTTCATGCCGCTCATCAGTATGGCGGAGATGCCCGGCAAGCAGTCCGATGCCGCGCAGCGGAGTGGGTCCGAAGGCGGTGCTATCAACGGCGAGCAAATCAAGGTGGAGGCCGTCCTGCAGGGTTGGTTTAATGGCGGCGGTCCTTCCGGTGGCCGCACCCGCGGCGTGCTGTGGCGGCCATGGAACTCGGTACACGTAAAGTCACCGATGCTGATTATGGACCAATCCCTCATCTGCAAGTCGGTGACCTTTACCCAGGACGATAAGGGCGGCACCCGCACTACACTCGAGCTCGAGAATGAAATGGGCCAGAAGGGACCTAGCCTAAAATGAGAAGAGAAACTGTCGGCAGCAACACGCATTCCGCTACTCTTGGCAGCTCGTCGCGCGCTACCACACGCAAGGTTGATCACAGTACCATCTTCCCCACTGCGGACATCGACGCTGGCCGCAACGATAGCCCCAAGGGTGTGCCGATCGTGCAGCCTTACGGGTTTGCCTATTGGCCTGCCAAGCAGGACGAGGAAGAGGACAAGGGTGGCCAGCAGCAGGCCAAGTCCGGCGGTGGCGGTAGTGGCGGCGTTGGCGACAAGGCGGGAGCTGGCGCATTCGAGGACGACGACCAGCCGAAGGGCAAGTCCGCTATCGGCCTGACTTCGTACGCCAATGGATCGCGCTCCGATCCCTCACTGCCAGGTCTACAAGACCCGCGCCACCAGCTCATGCTGGAGAACGAGAAGGATAGCAAGGATGATCACGGTGGACGCGAAGGCGACACCGCGATGTACCACCAAGCCGACAAGAACATCCAACTTCACTTTGCTGGCGGCGATGAGAAGTCTGGACTCAAGCCCGGCGCTTATCTTTCAACCGACGCCGCCAAGAACAAGATCAGGCTTCAACTTGTAAAGGTGGATGATGATTCGCAACAGCAATCCTCGCAGCCGCAGGCGCGTGGTGGAGGTCAATCGGGTGGTGGCCAGCAGCAGCAAAAGAAAGAAGGTCAAAGACCGCTACTCAAAAAGGAAAGCTCGACTTTCATCGACATAGATGGCGGCGGCAACACCATCACCATCCGGCACGGCTCCTGCTACGTCGTCCTGACCGGCAAACACGTCACCGCGTATTATGAGAAGGACGATAAGTCGATGCGGGTTGATGCCGATCATACTCATATTCGCCATAAGGACTTCCGCATCTGGGTAGACAAGGAAGGCTGTTGGGCGACGGTGCCGGTCCTGGTCAAGCAGGACGAGTTGGATAACTAAAAATGGGTTCGATCCTCGAACTACACAACGAGTGGCGCGACACCCTTCGCATCGCGTCCTTTCGTGGCGTTTACTTTCACGTTGAGAGCAGCGCCCGGCAATCTGGCCGTCGCGTTGTTACTCATCAATATCCAAAGCGGAACATTCCCTACGCCGAGGACATGGGACGAGAGGCGGTGCATTGGCAGTTTAGTGGCTACATCCTGCTGAACGACAAGAAACTCAATCGCGGTCCCAATGCTGTTTATGCCAACATGATTGCTCAGCGCAACGCGATGTTGGAAGCGTTGGAGATGGACGGGCCCGGCGAGTTGATACATCCATCCCTTTCCATAACCTTTGGTGGTGGGCGGGAGGGAGCTAGCTCAGGCGGGCCGATGATGGTCATGGTTGAGCGCTATGGCGTTTCGGAGAGCCGGCAAAAGGGCGGCTTCTATGAATTTGATTTGGCATTCGTGGAGGCGGGAGAAGCGCCTAAGGTATTCAAGGACGACTCTCGCAAGCTGCTGGAGACGGCGACAACTAATCTGGACAAAACTGTAGTCGCTACCGGCAAGCGGCAATTCACTTTGACTGGAGTATCGATTGCCGGCGGTGGTTCCAATTTCGGTGGCGGCACCTTCGGCGGTCCGGCGGCAATAAGGATCCGGTGATGGAAGGGGTAATCGATACCGAAGCGGAAATCCGCACCGATACGCGGATTATGGTCGCTGAGATTGCCGGCATCATCAAGCGGATGTGCGACAAGCTTATGACGTTCACCTCTACCAAAGGCCGAGAGGGTTCTGACTTACGCACGGCAGCTGGCGATCTGCAAACCAACGTTGAGACCTCTATTCGTGACGGCTCATTGCCGGAAGATATGTTGGTTGTATTCGACGCCGCCTTAGCTGCTGGTATTTCGGTATCGCAACTTGATCCGGTGCTGGCCCAGTTACGTTCGGAGGTGCCTACAATATTGGGCTCGCTCTGGACCATCCAGTTCGGCGTTCTCTTTGCGCTCTCCTGCCAGTGCAAGATTATCGCAGCCACCACGTTTAAGAGCCGCGATGATATTGAGGCAATGCAGGAGCGGATGAAGAACAGTTTTGATTTAGCGAAGGAGATGGCCGCGGACGATATGGATAATATTGTTTACCAGCTGCTGCGGGAGCTGGCTGCCAAGTCCGCACGCTACCTAGCCGATACCGCGATGCCGCTGCCGCGAGTTGTTTACTACAACCTGCGCCCGTTGCCGGCTCTTGCCACCTCTTATCGCATCTACTCGGACGCCTCGCGCTTTGACGAGATCGTTGCCGACAACAAGGTGGTACATCCAGCTTTCGTTCGCGGTACTGTTCGCGCATTGACGGTCTGACGTCATGGTCGACATCCTCCTCAAAGGTCGAAACTCGCTCGTTGAGATGAAGCAGGCTGGGCCTTTGCCCGGCACCTTGGCTGATTGGTTGCAGTCAACGGAAGGGTTGAGCGAAGAGGAAGAGCTAGCCACCGCGGTGCGGGTGGCTTTGATGACGGACGCTCTCGCTTCGACCAGCGACATCTTACCGGATCCAGATAGCACCGACCGACGCGGCTGGTGGGGCGATCTTGATGCCGAAGAGATTTGGGGAGGCTGGCCCATCGGCTGCAAGAACTGGCTACTTCTCCGCGCCAAGATATCCGATGCCAATTCATTTGAAGGCTCGACCGTGGCGCGAGCAGAGCAGTACACACGCGAGGCGCTGCGTCCTTTCATCGTCAATCGGATTGCGTCTGCAATTGATGTCCAAGCTCAACGCGTAGGACGATCTGAGATTGATGTTTTTGTGACGATATATCGCGGACCCTTGCAAGCGATCCAGTTGCGCTTTGCTTACCTCTGGGATCAAGTGGTGACATTCTAATGCCTTGGAACACACCCACCCTTAGACAAACGCGCGAACAGGTTCGCGATGAGGTAACGTCCGCTCTCTCGGGGGCGATCCTTATCGGCAACAACGTCTTGCGCGTGATGTCAGATGCGCAAGCCGGTCTCTGCCATCTGGTGCTGCGTTTTATAGATTGGCTAGCGCTCCAGCTTTTACCGGACACCGCCGAGACCGAATGGCTAGACCGTCACGGAGACATCTGGCTAGTCAACTCTGACGGCACCACCGGCCGCAAGGCTGCAACATTGGCGCAGGGCACCGCCACGGTTCTCGGCGCGCCTGATGTTGTCATCCCAGTTGGAGCGCGATTGTCTTATGGCGGTGTAGTAGAATACGAAGTCATTGATGAAGTGATCTTGCTTGATGATGCGCCAACTCCAATCGAGGTGCGAGCGCTCGATCCCGGAACAGTCGGCAATATCCAATCTGGCGCTACTCTTACCTTTCTTCAGCCAATCGACAATCTGACCGAGAATGCGCGGGTTGAGTATATTGGCGGTGGTGCAGAAGTTGAGAATGACGACAACCTTCGCATTCGCGTTCTCGAGCGCATTCGCGAGCCGCCAATGGGCGGCGCCCAGCATGACTATGTGCGTTGGGCAAAAGCTGTGCCGGGTGTCACCCGCGCTTGGTGCGCTCCAAATGAAATGGGAATAGGCACAGTCACTGTCAGGATCATGTGCGATGAGACGCGCGCGGACAATGATGGCTTTCCCTTGCAGGAGGATCTTGATCGTGTCGCAGCTTACATCGATCTCGTGCGGCCGGTTGCGGTGAAGGATCATTGGGTGTTGTCACCAATCCGGCAGCCAATTGATCTCCACATTATTGACTTGGCGCTGGACTCGCCCGATGTGCGCGCTGCGATTGAAGATAGCATCAACGATCTCTTGCTCGAAGTGGCAGCTCCCGGCCAAACGATATTCGCAGCTTGGAAATATTCGGCCGTGATGAATGCGCCGGGCGTTATCTCGTTCAAGCTCTCAACTACCGCTGATGACGTGATGCCGAGCAACGGTCACATGGCAGTCTTGGGCGATATTATTTATGGCTTCACTTATACCCCCTGACAAACATGTCCGCCGAAACGGTAGTGATTATCTATCGGCGTTCCTGGACCTACTGCCTTGGGGCATTGCCTGGCCGCGCGAGGCTGGGTCAGTACAATATTGCGTACAGAAGGGCCTGAATAACTTCTGGGGCTTTGTCGATAGTCGCGCTGCGGACCTGCTCGAGCTCGAGAGCGATCCGCGCAAGACTGTAGAATTGCTACCGGATTGGGAGCGTGCTTGGGGCTTACCCGATCCATGCTGGCCGCAAGTTTTTACGATTGCGGAACGCCAGCAGCAACTCGTTTTCAAAATGACTTTCAGAGGCGGGCAGTCGCGCGCCTTTTATGAATGGGTGATGGATTGGCTAGGCCATGAAATCGTCATCGGCGAGTTCGCGCCGTTCATGGCTGGTGTCTCGCGCGTTGGTGATACGAGGCCAAGTCCGGAAGAGAACTTTCGCTGGTACATCGGCCCGCCCGAGATGCGGTTCTACTGGTTCGCGCATGTCGGCGAAGCAAGCCTAGATTGGTTTCGTGCTGGTCAAAGCCAAGCTGGTGTCCACCACCATCTTGAGATCGGCATCCCGACCGAGCTGGAATGTTTGTTGTTGCGATGGAAACCCGCGCACACAGAACTGACTTGGGACTTTTCAGACTTGGCAGAAGGCGGCCCGATGCAAGGTACGCCCTAGGAGGAATGCGATGAAATATGTTTCGCCTTACGGTGTCGCCGACCCGAACGCGCCGTATATCAACGGTGACCCAAGTCAGGGGCGGGAGGGCTCGATCCCGCCCGCTGAAGCGTTTGAACATCCCATGCGTGAGATCACCAACATGATCTCAAAGGCCGGGATAAATCCTTTATCGAGTGATCTGTTTCAGCTTTTGAAGGCCGTGCGTAACGGCCGGGTCATCTATGGCGTTGATACTGGCTCTGCCAACGTCGTGTCGATCGCGCTCGATCCACCGCTCGATGTATATCAACCCGGCTTGACGATGCGGGTGCTGATTGCGGTCAGCAATACCGGCGCGGCGTCGCTCAATATCAACGGCATTGGTTCGCAGCCGATTGTGCACAGCGACGGCTCGCAGCTAGGCGCTGGCGATATCCTTGCCGGTCAAGTCGCCACCATGATTTATGATGGCGCGCATTTCCAATTGATCCCGGGAAGCAAAACAACCGGCTTCAAAATCCCGTTCACAATCGACACTGGTACCGTCAATCACGTCATCGCGAACTACACGCCGGCGATTACCGCGCTCGATGGCGGCTTGTTGCTCGAGGTCAAGATCGCCAATACCAACACCGGCGTTGTCGATATCAACGTTGATGGCTTGGGAGTGAAAGCGCTGGTGCGCCCGGATGGTACCAATCTGACGGCTGGCGAGCTCGATGCCGGCGCTGTGGTCATTATCATCTATGATGGAACGCGCTTCCAGCTGGCGAGCATTGTGTCGGCGGCCGGGTTTGCAATCCCGTTCGCGGTTGATACCGGCACCGTCAACAACGTCGTTGCCAACTTCGCGCCT